GGGAGGCCGCCAGGTCCTCGACGTGATCGTGCGCGACGCGGACGGGGCGACGCTCGAGTGGGGCTCGGTGACCTTCGAGGTGGCGAAGTATTTCGCCAACTCTCTGCGCGGAGTCGCGCAGTTCACCCGCAAGTACAGCGACGAGTACCGCGCCGACGGAGCCAAGGTCGGCGACACCGTCAAGGTCCGCCTCCCCCAGCAGTTCGAGGTGTCCGAGGGTGACGCCCTCGTTCTCCAGAACCTGCTGGACCGCACCGTTAACCTCATCCTGAACCGCCGCCGGCACGTCGGCTTCGGCTGGTCCAGCGTCCAGGAGACGACCGACCTGGACGACATCCGCACCCGGTACGTGATGCCCGCGGCCGAGACGCTGGCCTCGGCCTACGACCGCGTGTCCTTGGCCGATGTGTACAAGAGCGTCTTCAACATGGTCGGCACGCTCGGGACGACTCCCAGCGCGGCCCTCACCTTCGGCCAGGCCAAGGTCAAGATCCAGGACTTCGCCGGCCCCGACACCGGCCTCAAGGCCGTGCTGGAGCCGCTGGCGCACATCACCCTGGCGGACGCGCACAAGGCCCTGTTCCACCCCGGCAGCCTCATCTCGGGCGCGACGAAGACCGGCATGATCGGCCAGGAGCTGCTCGGCATCGGGGAGTGGTACACCGACCAGAACATCCCGAGATTCACCAGCGGCGCCGCCACCTCCGCGTCCACGCCTCTCGTCAACGGCGCCAGCCAGACCGGGTCTTCGATCATCACCGACGGTTGGGGCTCCGGCGCCTCGGCCCTGAAGAAGGGCGATATCGTCACCTTCGCCGGGGTGCGGTCGGTCAACCCCGTTTCGAAGGAGAGCACCGGCCGGCTCCACCAGTTCGTCCTCACCGCGGACGTGTCCGACACGACCGGGGCCATCACGCTCTCGATCAGCCCATCCATCGTGACCAGTGGGCCGCTCCAGAACGTGGACGCCGGCCCGGCCGACAACGCCACCGTGACCTTCTGGGGCATGGCCGCGGGCGGAACCCAGGCCGCCACGGTGAGCCCGCAGAACCTGGTCTTCCACCCCGAGGCGTTCGCGACCGTCATGGCCGACCTGGTCATGCCCAACGGAGGCGCCACCGGCACCCGGGTCAACAGCAAGTCGCTGAACATCGCGATCCGCTACGTGGAGCAGTACACCATCACGGATGACCAGAACCTGAACCGCCTGGACATCCTCTTTGGCAACGCGCCCATCCAGGAACGGATGGCGTGCCGCGTGGCTGGGTAAGGAGACCGCCATGGCAGTCACAGCCCTCAATTCCACCACCCTGAGCGAGGCCGTCTTCGCGCCAGCCAGTGTCAGCGGCGACATCACGACCTCCTTCACGGTCGGCTCGACCACCAACATCGCCGTGGGCAACCTGCTCGCGGTCGCCGGCACCTCCGGCCTCGAGATCATGAAGGTCCAGGAGATCCCCGTCTCGGGCCGCGTCAACGTCCTGCGAGGCGTGGGCGGGACCCGGGCCCGGAAGCACGCCAGCGGCGCCCTCGTCTGGATCGGGGCCCCGGACTCCTTCAAGACCATCCGCGACAACGCGGCGGCTCTGGTCGGCGACTCCAACGGCCTCCCCGACTACCTGCTCCCCGGATCGCGCGCGCGCGACGGGGCCGGCAACGAGTACGTGATGGTCGATCTCACCATGACGGCCGTCCAGGGCGCGACCGTGCTCATCAGCAAGGACGGCCTCTTCACGGCGTCGATCATCACGAGCACCAGCGTGGGCAACATCGGCGTCCTCGCCGAGGGCGGGACCTCGGCACAGTTCGCCTGGGCTCAGATCCTCGGCCTCGTGTCGCACGCCAAGCTGGTCGGCGGCAGCTCGCTCGTGTCGTCGCTCGGGGAGTTCGGCGGCGCCACGTCGGCGTCCACCCCGTCCGTGGGTCTGCTGGGGCGGTCCTCGTCTCAGCGGTCCTCCGACTACCTGGCGGCGTCCACGATCAGCGGCATGTGGCCGACGAGCGCGGCGTCCACCGCGTCCACCAGCGCATCCTCGGAAACGGGTTACTTCGCCTCCGCCTGGCTCAGCTACCCATACATCGACAGGGCCATCTCCACTTGATCCGCCTGGCTCCACCCGTGGTGGCGCAGACCGTGCCGCTACGGCAAATCGCGGCCCGCACAGAGAGGAAGGTTGCTCTGTGCGGGTCGCACTCCGCGTCCCTGGCGGATGCCCCCTGGACCGATCCCTCGTGGGAGTTTTGGGGGCACGCCAGCTCCCGCGCCTGGTACGCGCGGCCGATGGACCGCTACTTTGATCTCCACCCCAGGGCGTGCTGGGACCGAGGCGGGAAGAAGACGGCCGCCTATCCCCGCTGGCTGGCGCGGAACACCGTCCCCATCTTCATGCAGGACCGCCATCCCGACGTGCCAGCCTCGATCAAGTACCCACGGGGCCGGATGCTGCTGGAGTTTCCAGACTCGCGCGGCTACTTCGCGAACCACGCCGCGTGGATGATCGCGCTGGCGATCAGCGAGGGCGTCACCACCATTGGCCTGTTCGGAATCAACTACGGGGCCGACAGCGAATACTGGACGCAGCGCGGCTGCGCCGAGCACTGGCTGGGGGTCGCCTCCGGCCGCGGCGTCCGGATCGTGCTGCCCGAGCAATGCACCCTGCTCCGGGAGCCGGCCCTGCTCTACGGGTACGAGTCCCACGACGAGGTGACGGGCGCCCTCAAGGACGCATACAAGCGCAAGGTCTGGAGGCCCGAGGAGACGATTCGCCCGGTGGTGCCCGGAGAGAGGATCGCCGCCGCCCAGCCGCCGGAGCACCTGCGAGCCAAGATCGCGTCCGAGGAGCGGGACCACCCCAGGCCCCCCTGGACGCTCGGGCCGCTGCCGGAGGACCGGGAGCCGACCATGGCCCCGATCGTCGCCCAGGAACGAACGCGATCACTCCTGGGCCTACCCGATGGGACGCTCCGGGTGCCGGCCAACGGCCAGATGGTCGGCGGACCCGACTTCGCGGCCCGGCTGGTAGCGATGAGCCCCAACGGTCCGACCGTCGTCCCGGCGGACGGAATGACGCAGTGGGCGGGGCTTCCGGCCCCGAATGGAAACGAGGAAGCATGAGCGAATACAGGCCGAGAAACCAGGAGACGGACGAGCGCTACAACCGGGAGCCGGGGATCGCCCTGGTCCCGGGCTCCGCCTACCTCCGCGAGCTGGCGCAGTTCGAGCAGTTCCATTCCCGCTTCACCGCGGGCGTCGACGCCGGCCCCGGGAACCCCTACTCCTACCGCCCATTCCCGAAGATGGTCTATCGCGCCGAGCACCACAACGGGAAGGTGTGCTGCATGGCCGCGCCCCCGGACCCGAACGAGTACCGGGACGGGCGCGAGTACGAGCGCGCCGCGGCCCTGGCGGATCGGTTCACCGAGAAGTGCCAGCGCATCGTGCAGGACCAGACCGAGTACAGCCGCGCCATGGAGGACGGCTGGAGGGAAGGCCCCGCCGAGGCCATCGCGCACGTCCTCCAGCGTGACCGAGTGGTTGCGGACGAGACGGCGGAGCGGAACTACCAGGACCGCAACGTGGGCGCTGGCGCACGGCGGGAGATGGCCGAAGTCGAGCGCGCCACCGGCGGCGAGCACCAGCCCGAGATCACCGGCCGCGCCGTGGCCGAGGCCAAGGACCATCGTCGCCGCAAGAGCGCGTGAGGCCTGGTAGATGGCCACCGCCCGTGATCTCGTCGAGGCGGCCATGCGCGAGATCGGCGTGTTTGCCGCGTCCGAGACGCCCCCGGCCCAGGACGCGACGGACGCCCTCGGCCGCCTGAACCGCTTCCTCGACACCCTGTCGGCGGAGCGGCTGGCCATCTACACCTTGACCCGCACGACCTGGACCATCGTCGCCAGCGACGGCAGCTACACGGTGGGCTCCGGGGCGGACGTGAACATAGCGCGGCCCGTCCACGTCGAGGACGTGCGCTTCCAGGACACCAATACGGACCCCGACACCGAATACCCGCTGAGGAAGCTGACCGAGCAGGCCTACGCGGGCATCACGCAGAAGGCCCTGACGAGCACCTACCCGCATGCCCGGTACTACAACCCCACGTATCCGCTTGCGACCCTGATCCTGTGGCCGGCTCCCACGTCGGACAAGCTCCAGGGCGTGATCTACCACTGGGCGGCCGTGGGCCAGATCGCGGCGCTCACCACTTCCGTGTCGGTGCCGCCGGGGTACGAGGAGATGCTGGTGACGAACCTCGCTCTCCTGCTCTGCCCCACGTACGAGCGGCAGCCCAACCCAGTCCTGGTGCGGCGCGCCGCCGAGACGCTGGCCGTGGTACGGCGCGCGAACCTCCGCCCCAGCGACATGCACTTCGACCCGGCCGTGCTCGCTCGAGGCCGCGGGCGGTACGACATCCGCGAGGGCTGATTGGAGTACAAGGGCTTCGTCGGCGGCAGCTTCCCGGCCCAGGCGGTTACGCTGGACCAGGAGCGCACGGTCAACTGGTACGAGGAGCGATCCGAGTCCCAGGGGGCCACGTCGAGGTCCGCCCTCTATCCGACCCCCGGCGTCACGGAGCTGGACAGCGTGACGGGCAGCCCGGGCCGCGGCCACTTCAGCATGGGCGGCCGGGAGTTCGCCGTCGTCGGAGGCACCCTCTACGAAGTGTCGTCCGCGGGCGCCTACACCAGCCGGGGCAGCATCACGCTCAACTCGACCCCCGTCACCTTCAGCAGCAACGGGGACGGCGGCGGAGAGCTGTTCATCACGAGCGGAGGAAACGGCTTCATCTTCACCCTGGCCACCAACGTGCTCGCCTCGGTCGCGGCGCTCTCCGGAAAGGCCGACGTGGGCGCCCACCTGGACGGCTTCTTTCTGGCCCTCGATCGCTCCACGTCGACTCTCTACGTGTCGGAGCTGCTGGACGGCACGACCTGGAACACCGGCACCATGTTCGCGCAGAGGAGCGCGGCGCCTGACCCTTGGGTGTCCATGAAGATCCTGGGGCGATACATCTGGCTCCTGGGCGAGCAGACGTCCGAGGTCTGGTACAACGCCGGCGGCGCGTTCCCCTTCGAGCTTCACCCGAGCGGCCTGATCCCGTACGGCTGCTCCGCGCCGGAGAGCCCGGCGGTGGGGGACGCGGCCCTCTACTGGCTCGCGGGGTCCGGCATCGGCAGCGGCTACGTGATGCGCACGACGGGCTTCACGCCCGAGGTCATCTCGCACGCCCCCCTGGAGCTGGCCCTGCGCAAGTACGCCACCACCTCGGACGGCTTCGGCGAGTGCTACTCGGAGGACGGGCACACGTTCTACGTCCTCAGCCTCCCGGTGGCCGGGATCACGTGGGCGTTCGATGCGCGCAGCGGGAAGTGGGCGGAGCGAGGGACGTGGATCGCGGAGCGTGGGGGGTACACGTCCTGGCGCCCGCGCTATCACGCCTTCGCCTTCGGGCAGCACCGCATCCTCGATTCCGTGACCGGATCCCTCTACCGGCTGGGGACCGACCTTGGCTTGGACGTGGACTCGCGGCCGATCCGGCGGCTTCGCTCCGGGCCGGGTCTTCAGAGCGAGGGTCGGCGCATCTACTACACCGCCTTCGAGCTGGACCTGGACCCTGGGCTCGGCGCCGTCACTGGTCAGGGCAGCGATCCGCAGGTCGGGCTGCGCTACAGCAACGACGGCGGCAGGACGTGGGGGCCGGAGATCTTCCGGTCGGCGGGCGCCATCGGGGAATACGGCAAGCGCGTCCGGTGGGAGCGGATGGGCCAGTCCCGCCGCCGCGTCTTCGAGGTCACGGTGAGCGACCCCGTCCCATACCGCCTCACGGCCGCCTATCTCCGGATCGGGCAGCCGGTGGGGAACCAGGCCCAGCAGGGGGCGGCATGAGCTTCCTGCTTGGGAACGCGCCCATACCGATTACGGATCCCATCGCGAGGGCGAAGCGCCCGGAGTTCGGCAAGGCGCAGAAGGACCCGCTCGAAGGGACGATGTCGGACGCGTGGGTGGACTACATGTCCCGGCTCGTGCAGACCGTCCAGGCCTCGGCCACGCGAATCGAAAGCGCGACGAAGACGACCCAGGCCGCTTCGATCAGCGCGACCGACATCTCGGCTGGGAACCTCAAGGCGGGCCTGTACCGGATCACCTTCCACGCCCGGATCACGGACCCGGCCACCGTCTCCAGCAGCTTGACCGTGACGCTGTCCTGGACGGATGGGGGTGTGGCGCAGACCGAGGCGAGCAAGGCCGAGACGGGGAACACGACCGCGACGCGAATCCACGGGGCGTTCCTGATCCACGTCGACGCTGGGTCCCCGGTGAGGTACGCGACGACCTACGCGTCGGTGGGCGGGAACGCGATGGAGTACCGGCTGGACGTGGTGCTGGAGGTGATCCAGGCATGAGGGTCCGCGTGCTCGATGGCGATCGCTCCTGCCTCGTGGGCCTGCCGATCTTGGACCCCGGCCCGATGCTGCCGCCGCACCTCGTCCATACGGTGGTTGCCGAGGAGGGGGCCGAGGTCGTGGCGACGATGTCCGTGCTTCAGGTCCCCTACATCGAGTCCGCGTGGCTGGCGCGCGAGCACCGGAACGCGGGCGTGGTGCGCGCCGTCGTCAGGGCCGCGTGGGACATCGCCGGCGAGGAGGGGGCCCGGTGGGGGTTCTCGGCCGCCGCGGATGACGGGATGGCGCGGATCCTGACCAGGCTAGGCGGGACCGAGCTGCCGGTGAGGCTGTTCATGGTTCCGTTCCGGGGTGAGCTTCAAAGGAAAGAGAGGACCGTATGCCGGCAGCAGTAGCGATTCCCGCCGCCGCGGCGATCACGGGCGCGGTCATCGACAGCCGGGGGCGGAACCGTGCCCTGTCGTCCCAGGAGCGCACCTCGAACCAGCAAATTGCCCTTGAGCGGGAGCGGGACGCGGCGCGAAACGCGCGGTACTCGCAGGCGATGGACAGCTACCGCGAGGAAAAGCGCCAGTACGACGAGATGAGGCGTCAGCTCCTGGCGCACTACGGGGTCAACATCGGCGGCGGCGGAGGGGGTGGGCAGGCCCCGGCAGGACCCCCCGCGTCTCCACCTGCCGGCGGCTCCGGGATGAACCTTGGCCAGCTCATGGGCC